GACGCGTGGCGATTGTCTATCAAACGCGGACGAGATGGCAAGAATTACGAGCCACGCACTCCTAACACCGGCGGGGTGAAGTTGTGAAATTAGTCACCCTCGAACAAGCGAGCGACCACCTGCGGCGCGATACTTCGGACGACAACAATGACCTGTCGCTGAAGATTGAGGCCGCGTCTGGTGCGGTGCTGCGCTACCTGAACGGGGCACCCTACTGGGTACCGCTGCTTGGCCCTGACGGCACCCCCCTGCTTGATAGCAGCGGAGATCCTATCTACGAACAGGACACCGCCGGAGACCGTATCGTGCTGCCCGAAGTGCAGAATGCTACCTTGATGCTGGTCGGGTATTTCTACAAAGAGCGCGACGGCAGCAACGAGCACGCAGTACCCGCCCAATTCGGTTATGGGTATCTGCCGATTGGTGTTACCGCCTTGCTCTTTCCTCTGCGCAAACTCGCGTCTGCATAATGGCTACCAGTCCTCTCTATTCTGGAAAGCTACGCCACCGCGTGCGCATTGAGCAGCTTGTCGAGCTGCGCGATACAAGCGGCGAAGTGATACAAGATCCCACCACCGGCGAGGTACAGACCGGGTGGCAATTGGTTGCGAAAGCGTGGGCGGGTATTGAGCCATTAAGCGCACGCGAGTTTATTCAAAGCGCTACCACCCAAGCCCAGATCGTTGCGCGTATCACCATCCGCTACCGCGAAGGGCTGGACGCAGCGATGCGCATCGTGCATGAGCGTAAAGACAAGCCCAGCAAAGTCTACAACATCGGTGGCCTGCTTAGCGACATCGACAGTGGGGTGGAGTACCTTACCATTCTTTGCAGCCTGGGCGTATCGGATACTGGACAATGAAAACCGCCGTTATCCTAGCCACCGGCCCAAGCATGAGCCAGGCCATCGCCGACTACGCACTGAAGCGCGCAGACCTGGTTATCGCTGTGAGCGATGCGTACAAACTGGCGCCGAAAGCGCACGCGCTTGTATCGTCGGACGACGCATGGTGGGGAGCGCACCCAGAAGCCTTGGAGTTCGAGGGCGAGAAATATTCGGTACGAATGCCGGGCACACAGCACGAACAGTCTTTAGGCACCGGCAGCAACTCGGGGTTGCTGGCGATGTTGATCGCGCAGAAGAAAGGCGCCGATCGCATCTTGCTTTGCGGCTTCGATATGCACGGCACGCACTACTTCGGTCCCCATCCGGAAGGGCTGAAGAACACCACGCCGCACCGATTCGATGTTTTCAAAACGCAGTTTGAGCGCTGGAAGCCGAAGGGATTACAGATACTGAACTGCACTCCGAATAGCGCTTTGCGTTGCTATCCGTTTGCCGACTTGAAAGAACAACTAGAGGGATTTGTTACATGCTGACCACCTTCTCAGGCCGCCGCGCCTCCCAAAATGAGTTCGAGCTGCGAAGCTTTATCGCGCTTCTGAAAGAGCGCGACGTTACCAGCTACTGCGAGATAGGCAGCCGGGAAGGAGATACCTTCTATGATGTCGTGTCGAGTCTGCCGAAAGGTTCTCGCGCCGTTGCGGTTGACCTTCCAGGCGCTTTGTGGGGTAAGTCAACCACCGGCAACCAACTGAAGAAGGTAGTCGCCGCGCTGGCAGCAAAGGGCTACCAGGTCGGATACATGCTGGGCGACAGCACCAAAGAGAACGTTATCGCCTCGATCTTACAGATGCCGCGCTTTGACGCCATCATGATTGACGGGGACCATCGATACCTTGGGGTGAAGACCGACTGGCTGAATTATAAAGACCATGGTGACCTGATCGCATTCCACGATATTGTTGGGCATGAACAGCGCGAGAAGATCCACAACAACCTGGTGGAAGTTCCGCGTCTTTGGGCAGAGATCAAGACCTACCGCAACACGGTAGAATTTGTCGACGAAAATTCACAAATGGGAATCGGATGCGTTTTACCGTAATCTCCAGCCCCCGCGCGGAGCACCAACTCTCCCATCAAGCTGCGATGGCCGAAGGGCTGCGTGCGCATGGCGTTGAAGTCGCCCTCAATCTTGGTGGACCGGTAGACACTGAGTATGTGGCTTGCTGGGGCTGGCGCATTGGGCAGAAGCTACGCGCAGAAGGCCGGCAGGTCTTGGTCATGGAGCGCGGATACTTAGGCGATCGATTCGCCTGGACATCATTGTGCTGGAATGGATTGAACAATCGGGGCGCGTTCCCTGCCATATCCGACCCGTCCCGCTTTAATGAGCACTTCACGCTGCAGCCTTGGAAGCAGGGCGGCGACTACGTACTGCTGATGGGGCAAGTACCGGGCGACATGAGCTTACAAGGCCGCGACCTGTCCGGATGGTATGCCTCCTCGACACTGGAAGCCCTGCGTGAGTACCGCCTCCCGGTGAAGTTCCGGCCGCATCCGCTGGCGTTAAAAAAGGGCTACAAAAATATCCCATTCGGCGCTACACTTGCGGAAGGAAATTTAGACGATTCGCTTGCTGGTGCCGCTGTAGTGGTAACATACAATAGTAACTCCGGGGTAGATGCAGTTATCGCTGGCGTACCGGCTGTAGCCGTAGATAGCGGGTCGATGGCCACTGATATGGTGTCCGAGAGCATAGGCGGGTATTTCCGCCCCGACCGCGAGCAGTGGGCGGCTGAATTGGCCTGGAAGCAATGGCGGATGGACGAGATACGCTCGGGCGCCGCGCTGGAGCATTTGCTTGCGATGGAGATTGCGTAATGGCCGACGTCGAACTCAAGGGACTGCCGCAGCTTCTTGCGAAGCTGGATCTGCTGAAGTACGATGCCAAGTATAAGGGCGGCCGCTTTGCCTTGCGTAAAGCCGCGCAGGTGGTGTCTCGACAAGTGAGACAGAACGCGCAGAGAATTGATGATCCGCAAACGCGCGCAAGCATCGCGAAGAACGTAGCGGAACGCTGGAACCAACGTTTGTACAAAAGCACTGGCGATTTGGGCTTCAGGGTAGGCATATTGGGCGGCGCCGGCGGCAATAAGACTAGCGCGCAGTTATCGGCAAACCCAGGTGGCGACACCCGGCACTGGCGCTATAAGGAGTTCGGCACAGAGAAGATGCCAGCAGAGCCCTTTATGCGCCCCGCCGGTGAGCAAAGCGCGCAACATGCAACAAACGAATTTATCGTGCAATTCAACAAAGCACTAGATCGGACGATAAAGAAAGCAGCTAAATGACGCCTGATATATTCGCGACATGCAACACCCCCGCGGTTCAGGCTTTGCTGAAAACCGGTGCAGGCCCTTTGCGTTTCTACGCTTGGGGGAAGGCGCCACAAAACGTAGCGTTACCCTATGCGGTGTGGCAGCTGGTAGGCGGATTGCCTGAGAACTATCTGGGTGACCGCCCCGATATGGACGGCTCCACGGTGCAGGTCGATGTATACGCAACAGGCACGCCGACGGGGGCGGACCAAGCCCGCACAGTAGCATCTGCTTTGCGTAATGAGATTGAGAAAGTCGCGTACGTCACTTTTATGCGCGGCGAAGGGATAGATCCAGATACAAAGCACCACACCTTCGGGTTTGACTGCGACTGGTTCACGGATAGGTAAAATAGACGAGCCACCTTTGTGCTGAAACACGCCGGTGGCTCTTATCAAAATCATTATTGGGGAATGAAGATGATCAAGTACGATTGTAGCGCAACTTCTCGGGATTGCACTAGATGCGGGTTGCATAAAAGTTTAGACGATTTTGGAAGATTCAAAGGTGGGGCTTATGGACGGCATTCATCCTGCAAGAAATGCATGAAGCTTAGGCGCAAAGCTAAAAGCATGAGGGACTCAGATCTTTTAGCAGCCCAAGCAAGGTTAGCGGAGAGACTGAAAGCAGAGGCAAAAAGGCTAAGGCCGGAGGCAACGAGTAAAAAGTGCCCAAAATGCTGCATACAGAAGCCTATGCAGGCTTTCGCTAGGGCACCTGATAGAGTAGATGGGCGCAGAGGGTTTTGCAAGGATTGCGCTAACACCAGAAACAGGGAGATACGGAAAGAGAAACCAGAAGCAGATTACCTGTATTCTAAGAAGCGCACCGATAAGGCGAGAGAAGACCCCGTATTCAGGATACATAAATCAATATCATGCCGGATTTGGTTTATGTTGAAAGGTAATAAGAGTAATCGTAGAACCGCGGATATAGTTGGGTATGAGACAGAGGAACTACGCCGGCATTTAGAAAAGCAATTTGAAGAAGGCATGAGATGGGATAACTATGGAGCATGGCAAGTAGACCATATAATTCCTGTTTCTGCTTTTAAAAGCAGCAATGAAGAAGATATAAAGGCCGCTTGGGCGCTAAGTAATTTGCGTCCGTTGTGGCGAGAAGATAACATACGAAAGAAAGATCGTATTCTGTTTTTATTGTAGTACCGCGCAGTACACATACTAAGGAGCATATCATGGCAGTTCGCACACAAGGTACGGATTTATTTACGATTGACCCCGCAACTGGCGAACTGCTGGACGTGGGTTGCGTAACCTCGATCAGCGGCATCGATGAGACGATCGACCAGGTGGAAACCACTTGCTTGAATAGCGAAGCGCGCGAGTACGTCGCCGGTTTGGCTACCCCAGGCGCGGCATCGTTCGGCCTGAACATCGATCCACAGAACCCAGCGCACATCCGCTTGTACCAGTTGAAACAAGCCGGTACCACTTTGCAATGGGCTATTGGCTGGTCGGACGGCACCGCTGCACCAACCACAGACAGCTCGGGCTTTGTGCTGCCTACAACCCGTTCGTGGCTCGCTTTCGAGGGCTTCATGAACAGTTTCCCGTTTGACTTTGCCTTGAACTCCGTTGTGGCCTCCACAGTCGGCATCCAAGTGTCGGGCGGCCAATCTCTGATCCCTAAATCGACCTAAGCCATGAACCTCAAAGACCTTGAAGCAGCAGGGGGCTACGTCCCCCCAGAGCCGGTAGCAAAGGAAATCGAGTGGACGCACTTCGACAAGGAAAAAGGCGAAGACGTTACCGATAAATTCACGGTGTATGTTCGCCGCCAATCGTTTGGCGATACGGAACAACTGTTCGCCAAACCGCCGGAGGGCGAGCAATACCACGCCCTGGCCGCGACTTACATCTCGAAGAGCTTGTTGTTCGGCGAAGCCAAGGATGAAGTCATGACCTACGAACAGGCCTACCAGCTCGACCCTACTCTCGGCCGTTTGTTTGTCAAGGCGATCAACGAAGTTAATGCGGAGCTGCGCAAACCAAAAAACTCACCGCCGCCGACGAGTTCTGGCACGAATTAGTCCTGAACGGCATCGGCGGCCGAACGGTGCACGAAGCAAAGCAGCGTATGCCGTACGAGGAGTATTTGGCGTGGGGTGAGTACGTGAAGAAAAGGGGCACGCTCAACCCCGGTATGCGCCTTGAATGGCTATTTGCTAGGCTCGCGCTGCAGGTTAATATAGCATCCGGCGGTAAGGCAACTTTTGAGCACTTTATGCGTTACCAGGACGAACGTATCGCGACTTTGGAAGATATGGCGAGAGCCATAGGCTTAAAACCTAAAGGGGTAAAATAATGGCTGTACGATCTTTGGGCACGCTTACGCTGGATCTGGTTGCCCGCATCGGCGGGTATAGCGAAGGACTGTCAAAAGCCGGTCGTGATGCCGAAAAATTGTCTGCCGCCCAAAAGAAAGCCGCCAAAGAATCCGAGCAGGCATGGAAAGACGCCGGTGTCAAAATCGGCTTAGCTTTCTCTGCCGTTGCTCTGGGCGCGGCTTTCATGGTCAAGTCCGCCGTTGACAGTGCCGACGCTCTCAACGATTTATCAGCCGCCACCGGTATCGGTATTGAGGATCTGGCCGGGTTAGGCTTCGCTGCTAAACTGTCTGCCTCCGACCTGAACGGCACCGCCGATGCGATCAATAAGCTCTCGGTCAATATCGGCAAAGATGCCGAAAAGTACGCAACGTTGGGCATCACTGCCAAAGAACCCATAGAGGCATTCAAGCAATTGGCGGATGTCTTTGTTTCAATCAAAGACCCACAACAGCGCGCCGCATTCGGCGCAGAAGCCCTCGGTAAGTCCTGGCAATCCGCAGCGCCTTTGCTCGCCGAAGGTGGGCAACGCATTGGTGAATTGATTGATCAAGGAAAAGAACTTTCCGGCGTTACGGAAGAGATGGCGATCGAGGCAGGTAAGTTCAATGATGAGTTGGACATATTGCGCGCACGCGCGGCAGGAGCAGCGACCTCCATAGCGGGGCCATTGGTAACCTCCCTGAACGAGTTATTCGCGGCCTTCAATGCGGCACGCACCGCCGGGAGGGGGTTCTTTGACTCCCTCGGCATCGCGGCAACTGGTAGCGAGGGGCTAGAACGTGCGGTGCAGCAAGACCGCGCTAATCTGAACGCTGCCATTGCCAAATATGGCCAAAACAGCGAACAGTTCTATGCGCGTCTACGCGATCTGCAAGCCAACTTACAACGGCAAGCGGACGCCCAAGGCCCACAGCCATTTAGTCTGCCAAACGCGGCCGTAGAAGCAGACCCAAACCAGGCCAAGAAACTGTGCGAATTCAGCGGCGGCAAGTGGGATGGGCGATCATGCCAAAAAGGCGCAGTGGCTTCTGCTCCGAAGGTCAGCGACTTCCAGAAGTACGTCGAAGGCTTACAGAAACAAACAGTCGCCACCAAAGACCTGACGGTCGCCGAGCAGGCGCTTGCGGAGATCCAATCGGGTCGCTTAGGAAAGCTGACTGAGGCACAGAAGACACAAATTTTCTTGTTGACTGAAGAGATAGAAGCCACAAAGCTAAATGCGGAAGCATGGTCTTTCGTGGCGAAGTCGATAGAAGACGCCGCGGAGGCATCCCAGAATCTTTTATTAGAGAATCAGAAAGCTGCGGAGTCGTATCGCGACATGTTAGACCCCGCCCGCGAGATAGGGCGCGAGATGGCTAAGATACAAGCCTTGGTTGACGAGGGCTTTCTGACACCTGGCGAGGGCTTCGAGGCGCAGATAAAAAAACTCAAGGATGGGTACAAAGAATTAGGATCCGAGCTAGACGCGTTTTCGCGCAACGCCGCAGAGGGTATTCAAAAATCGATAGGCGACGGACTGGTGGACGCCCTTGACGGCAATTTCAAAAGTATAAGCAGTAGTTTTGGCGCCATGATAAAACGTATCCTCGCCGAAGCCGCCGCCGCGAACATCGCCCGCGCCCTTTTTGGCAGCAGCGTCCAGGGAGGGACAGGTAGCGGTGCTTTTGGCGACATACTCGGCACCTTGGGGTCAATATTCGGACTAACCGGGGCGCGCGCAGCAGGCGGCCCCACACTCGGCGGCGGAACCTACTTAGTTGGCGAGGAAGGCCCTGAACTATTCACCAGTAACACCAGTGGTTATGTGATGAATGCGCAGCAGACAGCAGCCCTAACGGGCAGCACTGCAGGTAACGCATTGGCGATGGGAGGAGTCACTTACGCACCGGTGATACAAATTGATAGCCGCGCCGATCGTGCCCAGATCATGAAAGATGTGGACAATTCTTTACGGATAAGCCAAGCTAAACTCGTCGATGATCTAACCAGAGCGCGCAGAATATGATACTTACTTGGCCTGACTACTGCGTCTCCGCTTTTCGCTGGACTTCAGCGGAGCAAGCGATACCGTTTAAGTCAGCTTTCGGCTCCCAGGCACTTGATGTTGCCGCCCCCGTATGGTCTGTGGAGTTAGCCGGCCGTCCTGAGCTGTGGCCAGAAGCAATCGAGATCGGAACGTTTTTCGAGTCCCTTCGAGGCTATACCAATCAAATAGCTTTGTGGAACCTGAGCCAGCCTACCCCGTCCGGCACGTTACGCGGCTCGCCTACCTTCGCGGTAGACACCCCACAGGGAGCAACACAAATAGAAATCGACGTCGGCATAGGGCAAGATGGCGCGACGCTCCGCCGAGGTGATCTTATCGGTTTCGGTTCTGGTCTCACCCAGCAGGTTGTGCGCGTTTCGGCGGACAGCGAGGCGGACTCATCTGGCACATTAACAGCCAACATAGTCACCCCGTTGCGCAATGCTTTTGCATCGGGCGCGCCTATCGTCTGGGATAAACCAAAAGCGCTCTTTAGACAGTCGGTGCTAACGGATGGCATTCAGTATCAGCCGAAGCTAGGTCAGCCCTGGGCGCTTTCTTTGCTCGAAGACTGGAGACCTACATCGTGAACCTCACTCCTGAACAACAAGCAACTTTAGAAAAGCCAGTCGTACCGGTCGTGTATTTCGTACAATTCGATTTCGCGTCGGGGGTACTGCGCCTATCAAATTTCAATCAGACTTTTACCTGGGGCGGTTTTGAATGGATCGGGCTAGGAGCCTTGAGCGGCGTCACACAGGTGCAGGAGTCCGATAACCTCGACTCCAGCCCGCTCAACTTTACTTTGAACGTGGCTGACATGGACGTGCTTGCCCTAGCCATAGGTGACGTAGAGGAATACCGCGGGCGGCCTGCCAAGATGTGGATGTGCCCCCTTACCCCCAACTATGAAATGATCGACGATCCTGTACTGTGCTGGTCCGGCATCATGGACATGATGAGTATCGGTACATCTAATGAGAATGGACAGATCGTACTCAAATGCGAGACTTCTCTTTATGGTCTGCGTCGCCGCCCGTCTTTGCGTATCAACGCTGTACAGCAGAAGAAAAGGTACCCAACCGACACCGGTTTGGATTATCTTAACGACATGATAGGCAATCCAGCTGTTTGGCTTACCGCCAACTTCCAGCGCGCACCATGATGACGCTGCCTGAATATATCGCCTCCCATCTTAAGGAACCTTTTGTTTGGGGTCAAAATGATTGCGTACTGTTCGCCGCTAGGTGGGCAAACTTTCGACATCAAAAAAATTATCTTGATGGCCTTCCATCTTGGCGCAGTGAACGAGAAGCACGACGGGCGATACAAGGAGTAGGCGGACTTGAGAAGGCGTTAGACGGGCGTTTTACAAGGATACCCGCTAATCTTGCTAAGGATGGCGACATCGCGTTGTACAATGGGTGCTTGTGTTTGTTTTCAGGCCACCAGATAGTAGGCCCGAACATGCAAGGCCTTCAATTCGTAAAAAGGACACTAGCAACATGCGCCTGGTCGCTTTAATCCTCCTGCTGCTGTCTCCTACTTTCGCACACGCCGCGCCGGTGATTGTTATTGTCGCTGCGGTGGCGGGCACAATTACGGTTGCCCAAGCTGTTTTAATGATCGGCATGATGCTGTACGGCACTGCGCAGCAAAAGCGCGCCGAACGCAGATTGCGAGCACAAGCCGCAGCAGAGCGAGACGCCTTCAACGCGGCACTTACTGACCGCACAATTAACGCCATCGGCACAGAATCCCCCCATGTCTATGTTTATGGCCGCGCTCGGACAGGATCGACCTATGTTGCGATGTTCAACAGCGGATCGCGCGATGAATACAAGCATTTGGTGGCGGTACATGCGGCTCACGAGTGCGACGCTATTGAGGAAGTTTATATCAACGGTGAGCCTTTGGCTTTGGATGTTAACGGGTACACAACATCCCCCCGCTATATTCGCACCAACACGGAGAACGCTCTCGAGGAGTTCTTTAATACGAACACCTTAGTGCTGGCGCATACGCCAATCACTAGTAGTATTCTTGTTTCAGCACAAATAGATGACGGACAAGGCGGCACCCCTACCGTGTATCCTATATACTCTATTTCGGGTGACACAATAACTCTTGAACTAGATCCGCCTGCTCAGTACATTAAAGTAAACTATCAATACTACAGTTATACGCCTATGGTTCGCGTCATGCGCCATTTAGGTACCCCAGACGACCCGGCAGACGCTACGTTACTGGCAGAAGTGCCTAATAAATGGGCCCCTACGGCCGTCTTGCGCGGGTTGTGCTACACGGTCATACGACTAAACCTTAATCAGCCAGATTTCCAGGGCGGGATACCGCAGATAGAAGTCCTAATCCGCGGTAAAAAACTCTATAACTTCCGCACGGGCGAAACCGCATGGAGTCAGAACAACGCCGAAGTTATCTGGGATTACCTAACGAGCGAGATATGCGGCGTACCAGCCAGCGATCTACCCTTGGATCAATTCATCACCGCTGCCAATGTGTGTGATGAAGGAGACTCCGCTTTTGGGCCTCTATATACGTTCAATGGGACTGTTGATTCTGATATGGACAAATCCGCCACCCTAGAGCGCATGGCACAATCGATGGCAGGCGGGTTGGTTTCTACTTCATGGGACATATACGCAGGGAAATACACAGCGCCAGTTATGACGCTAGACCAAACAGATTTTGTAGGTAACGTATCGATAACGCCTGGCCTTTCTGATTCCGATTTATACAACGGCATCCGAGGGCAATATGTAAGCGAAGAAAATAATTATGTACCAACCGATTTTAAAGCCTTCCAAAACCCTGCGTATGTAGAAGCGGACGGACGCGAACTATGGACAAATATTGATTTTGGTTTTACAAACGAAGTACAGCGCATCTGGAATATCGCGCGCATATTCACGGAAGATCAGCGGAATGCTTTTACCCTAAAAGCAGAGTATTCCATGAAAGCCTGGGGGCTCAAGGTGGGGCAGCGGATTTTACATAGCTCTACTACTTTTGGCTGGGAAGACAAAGTATTTCGCGTGACCGATAAAAAGTTTTCGCCTTCCTCTACCGTCGAACTAACGCTGAAAGAAGACGATCCCAGCATTTGGGATTTCGCGGATGCCGTAACTCCGGACAGTACCCCCAATACCGGATTGCCTAATCCTTTTTATGTCGATCCTATAGCTTCTGTTAGTCTCCAGTCGGGTTCGGATCAACTGCTCGCCAAGGACGGCACAGTTATCTCTCGGATACTTGTAACCTGGCCGGTTGCCGTATCTCAGGCTGTATTTACTCGAGGCATAATTGAGATCGAATGGCAACTTTTTGGTTCCGATATTTGGGATAAGGTAACCGCGAACGGCGACGAAACACAGACCTTCCTCTCCCCGGTAGAAGATGGCTCTTTCTATATCGTGCGCGTGCGCGCAGTGAACCAGTATCTTAATGTCAAATCAGACTGGACATATGCCGCACCGCACCAAGTCATAGGGAAGACCGAGCCTCCTGCTAATGTGGCGACTTTCTTTGTCAGCAATAGCATATTTACCTGGACGCCTAACACCGAACTGGACTTGGCGGGGTACGTCGTGCGCTTTCAGTACGGCAATAACACATCATGGGCGGATGCAGCACCGATGCACACTGGCGTTCTTACCTCGTCGCCTTGGACACCAGAGATATTCCCGCCGGGGCCGATAACGGTCATGATAAAAGCAGTGGATACGAGTGGTAACGAGTCGCTTATGCCCGCTGTCATTCAGTACAATTTCGGGGACACGATCCTTGATAACTTGGTATTTACCTATGACGACAAGGCCGCTGGCTTTGCAGGAACAGCTACCAACGGATCGGTAGTGACAAGCGGCGACTTGGTAGCTAATGACTCGGGCGGACTATTTTGGGGTGCCGATCTTGCTCGGTTTTGGGGCGCCGACTCTATCGAGTTCTGGCCAACCTCGACATACCTAGAGATGATGTACATTCTCGCCTACGAAGTCATGCCGGACGAGGTAGGGGCGCGTTTGACGCTAGATGTAAGTATTATTGCCTCGTCATACACCATTGAGTACCGGTACGGCACCCAAGGCGTTTTCTGGGGCATGGATGCTGATTTTTACTGGGGTTCCGACGACGTGCTATTTTGGCCGCCTGCGACTGAGTGGACAACATGGCCCGGCGCGCTAGAAAATATACAATCAGGCATTGTTGAATTCCGCATTGTTACTCAGGCAGGCGAGACGCAAGGTCAAATAACTGAATTTACTCTCAACTTCGATGTGGTTGATGAATACGAAGAGCTAGACAACATAGCGGTGTCTCCCTTCGGTACAGTATTGCCTATTACCAAGCTCTACCGGTCGATTAATAATATACAATTGACGCTACAAGAAGATGGCGGTACCGCGGTAACCGCAAAATGGATCAATAAGAACGCCACCGGTCCGCTGATCGGTGTTTATGATACGGATGGTGTTGCCACCTCTGGGACAATCGATGCCCGCATACAGGGCGTGAAAGGCTGACTATGGCTCTCTTGCCTACCGAAGACAATCTAACTAACGCTTCTACTACCAACGCGCAGCAGAAAACGAATTTTGCTAATTTGCGCAACTTTCTCGCAGACTTGCTCGGCACGGACAGCTCCAACAAGGTGGCTGCGCGCGCGGCGTTGGGCGTGGCTGCCCCTGGAGATGCCATAGTGGAAGTAGTTTTCGAAGGGGCTACAGCAGACGCCTTCCAAACTACTCTCTCTGCGGTAGACCCCACAGCCGATAACTCCTTGCTGCTCCCCAACAAGTCCGGTACCTTGGCTACGCTGGATGATACTTCCGCTTTTAAAGAAATACAGCCTTTTTCGGTGGCGATGAGCTCTAACGCCGCTACACTGACCCTTAATCCCACGACGCTTGATTTCAGATCGAACACAGCGGGGAGCGGAGTAGTTAACACCCGCAAGATAGCCTCACCCATCACCACCGTGATCAGCGCGGGATCAACCGGGGGGACAACTAACGGGGCGGCCAGCCGGATTCTTGTGCTGGCGATAGACAACGCGGGGACAGTAGAGTTGGCCTGGGTTAATCAATCCTGCGGCATAAATCTTGATGAAAGCAAGCTAATAAGCACTACTGCGG